AGCAACAACTACAACTCAAAAACCTAAAAACCAATAAATTAAATCAATATGAATCAAAAAATTATAAGCATTTATGCAGTAATAGTAACTATTGTAATATTATTGCAGTTATGCACCAGAAAAGATCGGATAACGGTTGTTGATAAAACCGTTCGCATAGACACAATCGAAAAACCAACTCCGAATGATACAATTCTTAACTATGAAATTAAATGGAAAACGGCAACGGACACCATAACACAAACAGATAGTATTATTTTGATTGATTCAGTAAAATGTTTGGAACTCGCTAAAATGTACTACTCAAAAATGATTTATAACCGAACATTAGTTGATGACTCCTTGATTACTTTCCGATTATTTGATACCGTTTCACAAAATCAATTACAATCTTCACGTTACGAATATAAGATAAACAGACCTCAACAAGTTGTGAGCAATGAAAAACGGTTTGGATTAGGGTTGGAAAGCGATTTTAGTAGTTGCAACATATTAGGGAAATATAGCTCTAAAGATTTTGATTTTTTTGGCGGGTATAAATTTATTACAAGTAAAACAGACAATCAACGAATTATAATTGGTTTATTTAAAAAGTTTTAAGTTATGAAAAGAGTAAGACTAGACTATTTAGTAGCGTTTGCAGAAGTTGGCGCAAATGGTATCCATGTCGAAATTAATTTGGAAATGACCTATAATGAAATGATTGCATACGTTTCCGAATTTGAGCGAAAGAATAAATGCGAGTGCAATTATCATTTTGGTTATTTAGAGAAATTCTAAACTACGCCAAAAAGTGTATCGTGTTAAAAAATGGATTATTTTTGTATAAAATTAAAAACAATGAAAAAAACGAGCATACAAATTCAAGTGATTAAAGGAAGCGGAACTCCTCTAATTGCCCGTAAACAAAATAGGAATGAGCCTTGCAAATGCGGTAGTGGTAAAAAGGCAAAACATTGTTGCGGAAATAAAACAGCGTATTATGATTCTGAAACAAGGTGATGAAGTCCACGTGAGGGGGCAAAAAAAACCCCTCACTCTAAAAGATAAATATAAAATAAAAGGCGTTTTTTATTGGACAGTTGAGGAGCTTAAATGCATGATTATCGAAACTAATTTAGTTAAGAATGAATATCAAATTTGACTTTTAATATTATTTTTAATATCTTTGTAAAAAATAATAGTTATGCCAGCACCAAAAGGAAATAAGTACGCAATAGGGAATAATGGGAGAGAGAAAATATTTAACTCACCAGAAGAGTTAGAATCCTATATCAATGAATATTTTGATAAAATAGATAAAGACCCTATTTTAACAAAGGACTGGGTAGGTAAAAACGCAGACGAAGTTTCTCGAGAAATGCAAAGACCGTACACTATCGAGGGGCTTTGTTTACACTTGGGCATAGATAGACGAACATTATTAAATTATCAAAAAAGGTTAGGGTATGAAGACTATTTTCACGTTATTACACATGCGAAGCGGAAAATAACGGAGCAGTTAATTACTTATTCTTTGGCTGGTGGTTATAATGCAGGGCTTGCAAAGTTCTTATTAACAAATAATACAGACTATAAAGAAAAGAGCGAAGTGGCTCAAACTGGAAGCCTTACATTGATTAATTCACAACCGATGACTCCCGAACAATTAAAGACGTATAATGACGTTTTAGAGCAAAATGTTTAAAACAATAGAAGAACGGGATTTTTTAAGGTATAAGCTAAAAACGGATACCCTATTTTTTGCTCGTTATTTTTTTAAGCAACAATATAATCGGTCGTTTGTTGTAGGTCAACACCATAAAACTATTTGTGATTTATTGCGCCGTATATTAAAAGGAGAAATTACGCACGCAATTATAAACCTGCCTCCACGTTACGGCAAAACCGAGTTGATTGTAAAGTCATTAATGGCGCAGGGGCTTGCAATTAATCCACAAGCAAAATTTATTCATACCTCCTATTCAGATAGCCTTGCTCTTGACAATAGCGAGACTGTTCGTGATTTGGTGCGGTCTGATGAATATCAGGCATTATTCCCAATGAAAGTAAAAAATGATTCAAAGAGTAAAAAGAAATGGTTTACAGAATTAGGAGGTGGTGTTTACGCCACGTCTTCAGGGGGGCAAATTACTGGTTTTGGAGCTGGGTTAGTAGATGAAGACGAAAAGACTATTAATGATTTTATAAGTGATTTTGATTTAATAGAGGGTTTTGGAGGTGCATTTATTATTGATGACCCATTAAAGCCCGAAGATGCTTTTAGCGAGACTAAACGAAATGCCGTTAATCAGCGATTTGATACTACGTTTCGGAGCCGTATTAACTCAAAACGGACACCGTTTATAATCGTAATGCAACGAGTTCATGAAGACGATTTAACTGGCTATCTAGTTAAAAAAGAGCCTGATGTTTGGACTGTATTGAGTTTGCCTGCTTTAAGTGAGGAAATGGAAGCGTTGTGGGAATTTAAACATACAGTAGATGAGTTGTTGAACCTTAAAAAAATAAATCAATTTGTTTTTGAAACTCAATACCAACAAAATTGTAAGCTACTTAAAACGGGGGGTGAGTTCCTGGATTGTTTTAACTACCAAAAGCACGTTAAACATGTTCAGATTGATTTGAAACTACCGTTTCATATTGTTTATGATGACAACTCACTGCCTTACGTTTCTATCCAGTTATGGCAAATTGACGAACGGAATAAAGAAGCAAGGCAAGTACATGAGTTACCATGCAGACCCCCGTTTTCAGATGCTTTTAATTCTGGCTCAAAATTAAACGCCTATTTAAAAAGTATCGACTATAAAGATGTTTTATTAATTCATGGCGATGCAACAAGTAATAAAAGGAACACAATTGATCCGAGCGGTCAAAGCTTTTATTCTCTGTTTGAGAAAACAATTAAATCACAATTTAAAGTAATAGGATCCACAAACAAATCAAATCCATCTGTCCCCCTTTCTGGAAACTTCGTCAACCAGATACTAGAAAACGGTGTAGATGGGTGGAAAGTGTTTATAAACGAAACATGTGTAGTCTCCACAAATGACTATATCGAAACAAAAAAAGACAAAAACGGTGGAATCTTAAAAACAAGGACAACTACGAATGGGCAATCTTTTGAAAAGAACGGGCATATGACCGATTGCATCCGTTATTTATTGACCGACGTACTTGAAGCCGAGTATCGAAAATTCATAGGTAAAGGCGCTTTATCGATTGGTGCGGTTGCTGGGTGGTAAAAATTTAATTTGCTTTTAATCTAAATAAACATTATATTTGCAAAAAATAATTGCAGATGAGAGTTGACCAATTTTTAAAGTTAAAAGATATTGATACGGATGATTTATTAGACGTCTATTGTGTACTGAATGACGTTTCAGAGGATGATAAAAATATTCTGTTAACAAAATCTTTTGACCATATATCGAAGTTATGCGCTAAAGTAAAGATTCCAGACTTTGATTTTAAAAACACAAGCAAGCCGTTATTTGTTAAAATAGGTAGGCATTATTATAAAGTGCCCAGCTCGTTCGATAAGTTAAAATATGGTGCATATCTTCAGATTAGCGAAATAGTATCAGAGATTTACGAAGCGAAGGATGGGAACATAAGCGAGCGAACAATGGATCGGATTCCTGAAGTAGTTGCGATTGTTTTTGGTTGCGATATAGATAAAGTCTATAAAGCTAATGCAAAAGATATTTACTCAATTGGTGCTTTTTTTTTGAACAGTATTTTGAGCTATTCAAAATTGAAAAGTCAATTAAAAGAGCCAATTTTGAACAAGAGGCAATTGATGCAGGAGTGCTCGAGCTTAACAAATACAAACACTATAATCAATTAATGCTACTCGCGAAAGACGACATCACAAAACTAGAAGCAGTTACAGAAATGTGTGCAATCGATTGTTTATTAAACTTAAAATTTGAGAGCGACAAAGCAGTTATAAACAAAAAAAGGCAGGACATAATCGAAGCTAAAAATAAAATAAGATGAAGACACCAGCGCAGATATTTGAAGACGTACACGCCCAATTGAAACTAGGTTACTCGAGTGTGTTCATTGCAAGCTCAAAAAGCGAACACAACTTAAATGAAGATAACAGCACAATGCAAATTGTGTTCGATAATACAGATTTGTCTTTTGATCACGATTTAGCAAACGGGGGCAGTGTGTATTCATATCCGATAAGATTACTGTTTTTAAAACTAGATGAACTATCAAATTTACAAGAGGGAGCGGACGTTATAACAGCGGAATGTTTTAACGTCTCAAACAAGTTTATTAACCTCCTGCGTAAATATGAACTCGTTAAGGTTAGCAACATCAAAGGAGTTTTTATTTACGATTATCAGGATGAAAATTTAACGGGCGTTTACATTACGTTTACATTAACTCAAAATTCAATCGATTCGTTATGTACACTTCAATAGTTGAGAATATAAGCATCTATCTTAAAACCGTAGGGGAGTTGTTGAAATCGGAGTTAAGAGCCGATGGACATTTTGCAACGGGGCAAACTGAAAAATCGATTAGAGTTGAAGAGGGTGTTGGTTACATAGCGCTAAAATCAAACGGCGCACCTAAATATTTAACAGAGGGTTCTAAGCCGGTAAGGAATGGTAGTGGCGGTGTTCTTTATAAGGCTATATTGGAATGGGTGAAATCGAAAGGTGTAACGCCACCAGCAATGACAGATAAAACTTTTGCATATTTGATATACCGAAAACGGGTAAGAGATGGTTATTTAGTGCCGAACAAATTTAACGGAGGGGACACAGTTAAAAGAGCTATTGACTTACAAAAGATTACAAAAGATATTGAGATAATAGTGAGTAAAAATATTGTAGAAACGATTGAAACAAGTATAAAGTTATGAGTGAATTATTTGATAGCGCAAATATTATCAGGACACCATTTGAGTTAGAATGCAAAACCAGCCGAGCAATTACGGGGGTTGAATCTCTTGGCTCTCATTTATATAAAATTGATTGGTTCTACGATGTGGATACTTCTATCGATTTGAGCGAAGTTAATATATTCGGGGTGGGTGATACTGTTACTCTTTACAAAACTGGATTAATGGCCGTTAGTGGCATTGTGACAATATCGCTAGATAGAGAAACTACTGTTTACTGTTCTTTAGACTTAACAGACTATCTCCGTGGATTGATGGTTAAGGGTGCTACTACCGATTTGATTTCATGTGCCGTTAACTCATTTCTCGAGTTGAGGTCGTATGACGATAACAGTATGATAAATGCAAGAGATGGAAATGAGATTACCTTTTCATCTTCGATAGAGTTAGAACTAGGAGTGTATAGAATCGTGGTTATCGATAAACTAAACTCGAAAAAATATTACTTTACAAAAACTTTAGGGACGCCCGTTTTTAACAGTCCATATTACGAATATACTTTTACGGACATCTACAATGACTTAGTAAATGTATCGATTCCAGATAGTGTTATTTCTTTCTTAGATAACGGAGCGGTGTTTGACATCCAGTTTGAATCCGATAACGTTACTTTGTTTCAAACATCACTAACTCCCGATAAGGATTTGGGATTTACGATTAACATGAAAGACATTATCCCATCATTTTTTACTGAAAATATAAATGAGAACTTTGTCAATCCGTTAATAGTTAATGGATTAACCGATAACACATCTTTTTTTGTTCGGAAAATCAACGTAAGTATTGCGCTAGTTTCGTCTAACGTGAATAAAACGGGGTCAATTGAGTTTTACTCAACGCCTTTTTTAAGCATGAACGGATTAGCTCCATTGACGGAGTATATCAGCAACGATAACGCAACTGTTAAAAAAACTGTAACGGCTTTTGATGTGCTTAGGTATAATGTAGGTGGGCTTATTCTTGTGGGGTCTTTTTTACGGATTCGCAACGGGCTAACGAGCGGAATTGTATCGAAGCAATTTAAAGACGATACAGAGATTACCAGCAACTCATTATCCATAGATGGAGTTGGCATTAAATTTATCACCCTCCAATTCACGCAACCATTATCCGTTAACCGTATTGAATTTTATGCGCAACTAGAAACGACTATTCAACAAGTATCTGAAATACAAGTAATGGAGCGCAATTGTGAAAGCACATTGCTTATGTGGGCAGGCGACAGGGGTGTGAATTGTTGGAATATGAACACCGAGTTTGATGCAACATTAGATGTGTCAGACCCCGTTTTTATCAAAAGCGTTTACAATAATACAATTACCCGCTTTAATAAAGACATCACGAGAAAGCTAAAGTTAAGCTCGAAACTACTCACTAACTCGGAACGCAATAGTATCGCTTCGGTTATTCGAGCGAAACAATGTTGGATTTACTCTACTACACAACAGCGATTGATCCCAGTTAGCTTAATGACAAACTCTATGAAGTTGAAACAGAGCGATGAGGTGTCTTTTGGAATTGAGTTAGACATAGAAATTGACCCAAATATCATCTTATGAAACAGCTATTCTTAAACGGATTTGAGATTGAGTTAGACGTTGACGACACATGCCAGCTCACGAAGCAGAAAACAGACATAGGGGACTTCACACAAAAGAGCAACTATTCTAACACTATAACTATTCCTCACACTCCTGTTAACGATAGCTTTTTTTACAACAAAAAATATGAGAAATTGGATTGCCGGTACGTGGTTAATAGTATCGAGGTCATATCAAATGGGTTGGCTTATATAGATGGGCAAGACGACAAAGGTTATAAGTGTATGTTAATTGGAGGGCTTAAAGATTTCACGAAGTTAATAGACGTAAAGACGTTGAACGATTTGGATTTAACCTCTATGAATCACACATGGGATTATCTTAATGAAATCACACCACCTGCGGATATTAAGTATTTATTGACAGAGAATGACTCGGTAACCGTTAGTAACACTATAGACGTAAATTTAAAAAAAGTTAATGCGTTGGAAACATTCCCTTGCATTAGCGCGAAAAGGTTATTGCAAGAAATTACCGAGCAGGCAGGTTTTAAATGTGAGTTTAGTGATTTGGATACGAACCCAATAATGCGCACTTATTTACAGATGCCAAATACAAAGTTGCTAACTCCAGAAGAGGTACGTGGCGTTTGGGGAACTGAAATCCCATTTGTCAAAGAAGCTCCATTTCCCCGAACTAATATAAATCAAAATATATTAATTTACGAAAACCCGACATCATGTGTCTTTTTAGAGAATGGTGCCGGATACTATAAAACTAGATATGATGGTTCGTATAGGATAGAACTTTTGATGCAGGTATTAAATCCTAGAGGTTATACTGTAATGATTACCGTTGAAAATGGAGCGAATGTTTATTTAGGTGAAGACACTGTGATAAACATCAACTACTCAACTGATATAGTTCGTACGGCAGGGATTTATTTAACCCCTAAAATCGCAGTATTTGGGATCCAAACAGTCCTTAGCTTCAATCCTAACGTAACCGTTACGAGTTTTGCATTAGGAATATCTGTAACACCTGGCACCTCTATTTCGTTTGTTTGCGGGGACACGTTCAGAGTGGCGATGGGATTACCAAATATGAAACAGGTTGACTTTCTAAAGCAAATTTGTCAGCAATCTTTTTTGATTCCAAATATTGAAAAGAACAAAATAACATACACCCCCTATCGCTCTATTTTCACTAAATCGGAAAAGGCGCAGGACTGGAGCGATTATCTTGTTGACATTAAAAGCACTGTTTATAAAATAGGGGATTGGGCTCAAAAAAATACATTCGTTTATGACTTTGACAAAGGCTCTGAATTTTATAACGGGGAGGGAGTTATCACAATAGACAACGCTATACTTGCCGACAAAAAAGAGCGAGTTAAATTATCATTTAGCGCATCGAGAGAGGTGTCCGCGATGGGCGGTTTGCCTTTCGCTTACACGCCATTTATGGAGTATGGAGTATGGAAAGGGGGATTAAAACCTAAACTGTTGACCCCGCTTGCGATTGATGGGACAGTTGAATATTTAGGGGCAGGAGCTACGGTTTTAGGCACGTCCACAACAGCAGAAGCAGGCGTATTTGATATTGATGAGGCTTCTATTGCGTTTCCTGCTATACTACAAACAGAAGCGAATGAGCTAACAAAGGCGCTATCAAAAGCGGAGGTAATAACTGTAGCTATACTACTTCCTGCGACCGCTTTTTACGCACTTTCGGACGACACCCCTATATTTTTAAAGCAAACATCTAGTTATTATTTTTGTAATAAGATAAATGGATGGGAATTAGACAAACAATGTACAGCGGAACTTATTAAATTATAAAGATATGACAGAAATAGACGTAGTAAGAATAGGGTTAACCGATTTAGCGACTACCTTAGAAACTTTGAATGGGGCTTTATCTGCAAACATTGGAAAATTATCAGAGACAAAGACGACATTATCCGACTATAACGCTAAAATTAAGGAGCAAGAAAAAGTATTAAAAGATTTGCAATCACAAAAAGACGTTGATGCGGAGGCGTTGAATCAAGAAATCAGCAAATTATCTCAATTAACACAAGAACGAGAGCTAACAAAGATTGCGATCAAAGAGCAAACGAAAGCGGTTAACGAAAATATTGCGATGATTCAGGCTGGGAATGTGGCTCGGGATGCTGAAAGCGGGTCGATGGTTCAGATGAAAGCTAATTTGAAACTAGTTAACTACGAGCTAAACGTAATGAGTGCAGAAGAGCGAGATGCAAGCATAGCAGGAAGTGAATTGAAAGAGCAATCACTAGGGTTAACGAACGCATTAAAAGCACAAGAGAGCGCAGTAGGCAACAATGCAAGAAACGTGGGAAACTATAAAGAAGCCGTTGATGTAGCGACAATGAGTTTAGGGGAAATTAAAAAGGAACTTCAAATATTAAAGAAAACCTCCTTTATGGATAAAGCTCCTGCCGAAATTCAAGCTATAAAACAGCGGATGGGTGAACTAGCGGATACGGCAGGAGATCTGGGGGCTGAAATGAAAATGATGGGGGGGCCAGGAATCGGGGCTATTGTTTCTGGGTTGAAAGGAATTTCGGCAGGAGTTGAAGGCGTTGTTGGTTCGTTAAATATTTTAGGAGTTGACAGCGAAATTGTGCAGGGGTTGTCAGATAAAATGACCTCTTTAATAGGAGTTACACAGGCATTATCTGAATGGGAAGATTTAATCAACAGCGGGAAGGCAAAAGCTATTGTGTTGAAATTAAAAGACATGGCAATTACTACGGCTATGACAGTAGCGAAAGGAGCGGAAGCAGTTGTAACGAATGCGTTAGCGGGGGCGCAATGGTTATTAAATATCGCAATGGAGGCGAACCCAATCGGGATTGTAGTCGTTGCGGTAATAGCTTTGATCGCTGGATTCTGGGCTTTGTATAAAGCGACTGGTAGTTTAGTAGAAGCGATGATGTGGCTAGTCAATCCGTTGGGAATGGTTATTAAATTACTTTACGATAACTACAAAGCGGAACAAGCGAACACTGAAGAAAAGCAAAGAGCTATAGCAGTAGCAGAAGAGAAAGTGAAAATGGCTCAAAAAGAAGTTGATGCTCAGAAAAAAGTAATAACCTCGATTGAAAAAAACATCGAGACGATGAAAGCGCAAGGGGCAACGCAACAAGAAATTTTTAAAGAAACATTAAAATTATCGGATGCTAAAATTAAGCTCGCTCAGAAAGAGGAAGCGCTCGCAACAGCTCAATGGGAACGTGCAATAAAACAAGGGCAACTCTCTATTATCGACATGAAGCACGTACTCGAAGCAAAAGATAAATTGTTGACAGAACAAAATAACAAAGAGAAACTAATAAAAGACGAAGCGGATGCGAAGATAAAAGCGGATAGAGAAAAGGCACAAAAAGCGCAGGATGATGCAAACGCTAAAGCCAAAGAAGCTTACAAAAAAAGAATCGAAGATGAAAAGAATTACAAGGCGCAAATAGCCGATATAGCTATTTTGTTGATTGAAGACCAAAAGACTAGAGAGCTAAAGACATTAGAGCTTGCACACGAAAGGGAGTTAGCTCTAATCAATAAAAACGCTAAAAACAAAGCCGATATTCAAAAAGCACTAGATGAACAGTACTTTAAAGAAAAGCAGAAAATAGAAGATGAGTACAACAAGGCATCGAATGAACGAACAATAAAAGCCGAGATTGAAAAGCAACAGTTGAAAATCAATACAATGATGACTGGAAGCCAACAATGGATTGATGCTCAAATTGCTACATTGTCTTTTCAAATGAATAAAGAACTTGAGCAAGTTGGATTAACGGAAACAGAGAAGGCTAATATAAGAGAGCGTTACAGACAAGAGATGAACGTTAAAATGGATGAAAACCAAAACGCTTCTTTTCAAAATGAACTCACATTAGCTGAAAATAACGGGGCGTTGAAAGGACTCAAAGAAGACGAAATACAATTGCAACTACTTGAAATAAAACGACGTTATTCTGAAGAGGGCAAGCTAACCGAGCAACAAGAGTTTGACTATAAAATGGAATTAAAAACTCGGGAGGTTGCACGTGAGCAAGCGGTTAAGGATGCTAAAAGTGAAATAGGAAAACAAGCAGTTAGTACAGCAATAGGGCTTTTAGGTGTCTTTGATAAATCAGGGAAGGCGGCTGCAATAGCACAAGTTGCGTATGACAACGGGATGGCATTAGTTGCACTCGTAAAATCCTCCATGGAAAATCCATTAAACGGGATAACGTTTGGGATTGCGGGGATTGCTCAATTTGCGATGGGTGCTACAATGATAGGAATGAACGTAAAAAAAGCATTAGCGCAAATTAACTCTAAAAAACCAGATACAGGAGGGACAAGTGCAGGGTCAGGCGGTGGCGGTGCTTCCACAAGTGCTATTTCCAGTAGTGTATCTCGAGAATTTTACGATAAATACGGGCAAGACCAGGGCACTGCGGATAACAACTTATCAAAATCAAATCAGTACAGTCAGAGTAACTCGATTATAAGCGCATTAACTAAAGTATCATTAAACGTAGCCGTAACCGATATACAGAACGGTCTAAACAATGCGAACGTAAGAGACACCAGATTGTAATTTATATTCATTTTAAACTTATTTTATATTATCTTTGCATCAAACTTAAAACAAATAGTTATGAAAAAAACATTATCAATTATTTTAACAATCCTAGCAACGCCATTTATTTTAGTGTTCGGGATCGTTATTTCGCCCTACGTTTGGGGGCAATTAGTTTATCAATCGTCAAAAAAAATAATTATTTTTTTGACAAAACAAAAATAAATTTGCTTTTATTGTTTTTTTAGTATATCTTTGTCTCGGGAAGAATGAGGGGAAGATTACATAAAAAGGGGATTATTACGGCACATTCTTACCAGAGTGTGCCGTTTTTTTATGTATGATTCTGATAATTAACAAATTACAGAATGAAACATGTTTATTTAAACGGGGTTATTGTCGATAATTTCGACCAGCTATTTGAGTTCGGATGGGATTCTTTCGAGTTCAACAGCCTTGAAACGGTGCAAGAAAAGTTTGCACAAATATCCGAAACTGAAAAAGATGTTAAGGTACATCTAAATTGCATCGGCGGTTCCGTTGATGCAGGGTTTAAAATCTACGACTTTTTACAAACGCAAAAAGCAGACTTCGGGCGTACTATTTACACCGTAGCCGATGGGGCTTGTGCTTCAATGGGTAGCATCATTTTTTTGAGTGCGGACAAAGAAAATCGTAGCATCACAAGCAATGCAAAAGTAATGATTCATCTACCGCTTGTAGGTATGCAAGGAAACTCCGTTGATTTACACGCTACGGCTACGGAGTTAGAAGCAGAGAACGAACGATTCTCGCAATTCTACGCAGATAGAACGGGAGCGGACAAAGCGGAACTACTCGCAATGATGACAGCGGAAACTGAAATCGATGCAGACAGATGCATCGAATTAGGTTTTGCATCAAAGAAAATTGAAACAATTAAGGCGGTCGCCTTATTTAGTAATAACCAAAAATCAAATAACAAAATGAGTGAATTAGTAAACAAACTCAACGAGGCGATTGCACTTTTTAAGGGAAAGACAAAAACACCCGCAAAAATCAACGCTGATTTGACAGGAACAGATGGTACTCGCATAGAGTATGAGGGTGATGAGTTAGCGGTCGGAATGACAGTAACCGTTTATCAAGTAGATGAAGCAGGAGCAGAGATGGTAGTTGCAGAATTTACAGGCGAAGTTACGCTAGAAGATGGTAGAATTGTAGCTATTGAAAAAAACGTAATTGCTACTATTACCGAAGCAACAGAAGAGGTAAACATTGAAGCATTACAATCAGAAAACGAAGCCTTAAAAGCTGAATTGGACGCATTGAAAGCCGTTTCGACAATCGCACTTCAAACAATCGAGACCTACAACAAGGGTATTGGTAAAAAAATTAATTTGAGTGGAAGTGCTCAAAAATTTGTGAAAGCTACCCCCGAAATTGAGGAAGCTAAAAACACATTGAAAGCAATAGCAGATAAAAGAAATCAAAAAAAGGAGGCTAAATAATGGCAGTATTTGGAAGCACCGTAACAGGTGGCGACAATGTCGCATTGGTCATTCGACCAGCATTAGAGTTGACACCACTCGAGCAACTATTCACAGTTGTAGAAGGTGTAAAAGCGAAAACAAAAGTAACCGTTTTAGGGACAACGGGGAAAATCACAAAAGCCGATGGAGGTTGTGGAGTTGGAGCAACAGCGACTACTTTACCAACAACAAATTATGTTTGGGATCCTCACGAAATGAAGTCATGGTTAACATTCTGTAACAAGAATGATAGAGCCTCATTATTAGCAACTGGTCTTTCTTTAGGTTACGAAGCTAAAGACGTAAGCACGGCTGTAGTTGCTGTAACAGATGGAACTGGGACAACAGCACAAAATGAAATAGTTGGTGAAATCTTACTAGCAATTTCAAACCAAGCAAGCGCAGAGGATTTACTTCGTCAATCAATATTTGGGGACACTGCAATGACTTTGACTTCTGAGACAATTCCAGGTGTTTTATGGGAAGATTTGGACATTGCCGATTATACTGCTTATGATGGTATGTTGAAACAAGTATTTGCAATTGTTGCAGCCGATGCAACTAGACGTTACACAATCACCCAAAATGGGTTAACTACTTATGCGCTTCAAGATGCGTTAACAGCAGGTCAATCGAAAACGATTTTTCAAGCATTGAGAAAAGGAGCAAGTCCACGATTGAAAAGACAATCAGATATTCGCTTTGTAATTTCTCAATCAATATGGGATAATTGGGTTGAATATCGTGAATCTCAAGGGTTAGAAACTTCATTCCAAAAACAAATTGACGGTACAGTTGAGGCAACTTTCAACGGATGGCCAGTAACTGTGTTGCCAGAATATGACCAATGGATACAATCAGATTTTATCAACGGTACAAAATACACATTACCTCGTCACTTTGCTATGTTATATTCTTTATCATTCAACCAATTAGGAGTTGATACTTCTGATGAAGCAATGAAAACTAAGGTTTTCTTTGATGACACAACCGATTTACTACACATCAAATCTGAGTATGCAGTAGATGTAAAAGTGCCATTTGCTGACATGATTCAAGTTGCTTATTAAAAAATAAACGGGGGCGTAAAACCCCCCCATTTTAAAGAAAGGAAAATAAAATATGGCTATTACTTGTCTTAAAAAAATAAGCGCAAATATTTCAGACGATTGCGCAGTCCCAGCTGTTGGCGGTGCTGAAAATACAATCACTTTGGTAAACTTAGCTGATTACCAAAATGCAACAATCACCCGTTCAGCTACTAACCCGATGGTAATTGAAAATATTGTATTACCAAATACTAAAGTCGGTTATACTTTAGAATTCGCACCAGATACCATTAACGCAATGGCTACCCGTGCAGGGATAAACACTTGGGATCACTCAATTAGCGGTAAAGTAAATGTTTCAAACAACACCGTAAAACAAACGTTGAACGATATGGATGGCGGTCGCTTTGTTGCTATCGTGCAAATGAGAAATCCCGTTGCTGAAACTAAATTTCAGGTAGTCGGAGAAAGTTCAGGTTTAGTTATTACTGAAAACAAACGTGAAGCAAACGCAGAAAACGGAATTTACTCATTAACTTTAGCAACTTCAGATGTTTCAAAAGAACCAAAAGAATTGTTATCACTTTTCAAAACTGACTTAACAACCACAAAAGCAGTCATTACAGCGTTGTTAGTCGCAGTACCTTAATCTTATGAACACTTGTTGTTTTGAAGACTTCAAGTCGCTGATAAGCACAACGGCGGGACAGAATAGAATCAAAGCGGAGTACACCGCCACTTTTAATCGTCCCGCCGTTGGTCACTGCGAGAACTCGTTAAGAGATATGTATAACTTTTTAAGAATTAAAAACGAAAAAAATAAAATTGAAATGGTAGGAAAATTTAAAGTAAAAAAAGGTAGTGAAACGCTTTATATTGGAGGGTCAAGAACTGATATATCAGAATGGAATCAAAAACAAATTCACGATTATTTAATTGCATTCCCACGTGCAATCGGTCATTTTGAAAAGGTTGAAGAGACTGGAAAAAAAGAGGGTAAAAAAAAGGTTGAAGAGACTGAAAAAAAAGAGGGCGAGTTAAACGATACTAAATAAATCAACCGATGCAAATACAAACAAAGCACATTAAGGAACGTATCACAGCGGACGAGTTGAAAAAATTCAACATCGTTTCGTTTGATGATGATAATCTTTATCCACAGAAAATTCAAATGTTAAAAAATGGCAGTTCAACTTCAAAGAGTTGTACAGACAGGCTTAACGCTTTTTTGAATGGTAAAGGATTAACTAATAAGATATTAGAAAAATACATTGTCAACGGTGCAAATGAAACGTTATACAATGTGCTTGTCTCTGCATTTAAAGATTATTCAGTTTTTCGGGGCTTTGCGTTGTGGCGCAAAATAAACGTTAATACTCAAACCGTTGAACTTTGTCATGTGCCTTTTGAATGGGTGCGCAAAGTTTATTCAAAAGATCGGGATAATTTCACGGCTAAATATTGCATCTATAATAATTGGGATGGTGCGCTAGGTAAAATAAACAAAGATGACTTTCAATATGCTTGGGCATACAATGAGAATGAGGACGTAATTTTAGACCAAATTATTGAAGATGGCTCTATTTATACATACAGCGGGCAGTTGTATTATTTTTCAGAAGATGGCGACAATTACCCTCTTGCATGGATTGATTCTATACAAGAAGATTGCATCGTTGACAATCAAATGAAAGTGTTTAATTATAAAAATGTTACAACCAATTTCATGGCTTCGCATTTTGCGTTATTTAGTGATGATCCCGAGCAGGCACAAAAAGAACAAATATCAAAAACCTTAAAAGAAGTTCAGGGAGCTGAAAATGCTAGTAAAATAGTCGCGTTGTACGGAGTTAACAAAGATACTTTTGATCTTAAAAAAGTTGACATTCAAAATCATGATAAGTTATTTGAGATTACAAACACAACTACAAAACAAAACATTCGTGAGGCTTTTAATCAAGACTTACCATTTTTTAAGGGCGGGTTAGGAGCTTCGGACATAAGCGGGGAAGCAATCAAAACAACCTACGCTTTTTATAACGCATTAACGGATGGAAATAGAAAGGCGGTGTGTGATGTCTTCATAAAAATAATGGGTACGTGGTACGAACCGATTGTTCCGGATATTGAAATAGATAAATTAACATTTGAGATATGATATTATCAGCAGAAAAGATGAAGGCAATCGCAGGAATTTCTCCAAATATTGGAGTTAAAAGCGATATTTTAGACAGAGCTATTGAGCAGGCAGAGGATTTTGACATCAAACAAGCTATTGGGAACGTCTTTTTTACGCAAGTGGATGCTAATAAATCGACTTTCGACACATTATTAAACGGCGGAAGCTATAATTATAACGGTTATACCTACTCTTTTAAGGGATTAAATTACGCAATAGCGTTTTTTGCACTTTCGAGATGGACAAAAGCGAGTAATTCAGTTGCCACGGCGTACGGAACTGTAACGAAACAATCTACATCGAGCGATCCTATCCAAAATTCAGAGCTAATGATTAAGGTAAATGAGTACAAATCAGTTGGAGAGCAGTATTTACAGGAGTGTATAGACTTCTTAAACTTACAAACAGACCAGATTTATAATTTATATCGCAATTCTGTAAGCCCACAAACAAAAACAAGTTCTTTTAACATGCAAATAATCGGATAATATGCAAACAATAAGCGCGAAAAATGACATGGCAATTGAATTTCAGATAGTTGATGAAGTTGGAGAACCAATTTTAACCTCATCTTTCACTAATGTAACAGCCGAACTAATCAACCGTAAAACGGGGGTGGTGATGGATAGGTTCGTTTTAGCTTCAGAGGGTGCAATAAAAACCATCACCGTTGTCGATTCTGATTGGTTTAGGTTGTGGCTTGAGAAAGAGATATGGGTTAATCACGTTGATGGCGATTTGTTTTTGTCAATTGTTGGTTATCAAGACAATATTGAAATAACTGGAGGGGTGCAAAGAACGGGCGGAATTATCGAACTCCCAAAATTAGAAAAAAATGATTAATCGAGTAAAAGCAAAAATCTTTACCCAAAAAATTAGGGGGTCAATTTTAGGCGCACCTGTGCAAAACATCGGCGGTTTTGATAGGATTATTTTTATCACAGTTTTGCCAACGATTGGCTCTCTAAACGTTCTCTACGTTGACAAAACAAATTTACTATTTTACTTTTGGGATGGTTTTGGTTTTGAGTTAATTAGAGGGGAAAGTGTTTCCGAAACCGACCCGTTATTTACGGCATGGCTAAGCCACAACCCCACAAGCGGAACAAACACTGGCGACCAAAATTTAACACCTTATCTTTTAAAAGACACCGAACTACAAACCGCCGAAACACCAACAGACACAAGTCTATTCAGTTCATGGAATGGAACGGCACGGGTTAAACACACATTATTAGCAATTTGGAATTTCTTAAAAGCAAAAGCGGATTTATTGTATGTTTCTGTTACTTTACGCATTGAAAAACACACAGGCTTTTATTCATCAAATGACCCAAGAAACAAAAAGATTTTAGTCACTTACAACGGAGATAAGACTGTAACATTAAACCGTTCAGATGGTGTATTTCAAGGCTATTATGAGGGGTTGCCGATTGCAGGATTAACAAACGGTTATACAAGTCCCGCAATTAGTGAAACAACACCAACAGGACTATGGTTTCTCTACTACAACGGAACAGATGTAATTTGGTCACAAACACCATTTTTGTTCAGTCATTGCATGATTACTATTGCATATTTTAGAACAGATGGTACGTTCTTATTCGTTGTACCTGAAACACACGGATTCATGCCCGAAAGTACACACGAAGAGCTACACAAGGCTATTGGAGCTTATGGATATAGTGGTAATGGTGTGAGCGGATATACACTAAATAGTACCACAGCTACTAATCGCAGACCTACATTTGAAGCTGGTGTGATTGCAGATGAGGATAAGTTCACAGATTTGGCGTTAATGAATGGCAATTATACCCGGTCATGGATTACTTCGGGCGGTTCAATTACAAGCGATTGGAATAATACGGAGATTATACCATTGAACGGAGCGAGACCTATCATTAATGTAATTACGAACGGTTTAGGCTCACAAGTTGACATAACAAACAATAACTACTGTGCTATATTTGTATTCAAAATTGCAGTTGGTGCCGACGCTGATTCACAACGTTATAGATGTGTTATACTTCAACCACAACATCAAGGCACATTAACGCAAATGCAAGCAATTAGTTTTACGAATGTAAACATTAACGGTCTTGCAGGCATATCAAACGAAATTATCTTTACTCAGAAAATAATTGTCAGATATACAGCATTGAATTGGACGATTACGAGCATTGAAAACATAAGCGGAAATGCTAGATTTAGCGTAATTGTAAACGGTGTAAGCGGTGGAGTAAATGAGTTGAATGTAAGTATGGATGCACGCACACACTTGACTGGGCTTACTTTGGATGCGAATGCTGATATAATTAATGATTACATAACTAATCACAAACCTTGGACAACTAGCGGTCACACAATGACCCCAAACACAATAGCTGGAAGTGATGCTTCTGGGAATGCTAAAGAATATGCGCTTGCTGATTTGGGGGGGGCGAAAAGATTAGTGATTGATCGCAGTTATATAGGTGGTTATACTAATGTCGCCTACGACATTGACACGAACGGGGTTGATAGGATTTGTTATTGTTCACCAACCGCAGGGCAGGGAACAAAAATACTTGATTTCAACCTTACGATAATTGCGTCGGTTGCAGTTGATGCAGAATGGGTTAAATGGATTTCATCGAGGTCAGAATTTTGGGTTTTATCAAGCGGATTAATCACTAGATTAAGTGCAAATGGTAGCATTTTAGGCACGATTGCAAGTACCTATATGAGCGGTTATTTCTGTTGTAATTCAAATTATGCCTTTTTGCGAAAACTGAACGGTACAACATATTCGCTTTGTCGGATAACATTATCAGATTTAACAGTTGCTGATTACGCTGGAATCAATCAACCAAATTTTTATATGGATTTTATTGGGAATTACCTATTTATCGCGACGATCACATCAGCAACAAGAGTTTATGATGAAAATCTAAATTATATAAATACAATTTCATCGACAGACTCATTTTTTAGTATCTATCAAAATAATTTTCGGTGTTTCGGTAGTCAAAACTCGAATAGAACTTTTGACATTTCTAACATAAATGCGCCCTTCATAGTAGAATCACATTGTTATTTCAATAATGGGAACAGTAATTTTATGGCCATTGAACAACAGATTGCTGATGATTTGATAATTACATACAGTCGTCGTGAAGATTATAACGATATTGCTTTAATCCTGCGAAAAGCAGACGGCACGCCAATTGACACCCTATTCTTATCGTCAAGTGGAACACTTCTATTGTTGATACCTGCGACCACTCCTCGTCATAAAGTAAAATGGTACGTAGTAGGCGATTCTATATTTTTCCTATCAAACTATGTGGCAAACAGAACGACTTTATTTAAACTAAAATTGGTATAATATGAAAGCGCAACTAAATAACGGTTTATTTGCAGATTTGCCCGAAAATCTTATAATATCATGCGGTGAATGTGATGGCTTAGACATCATTTGTAATTGTGAAGCCGGCAAACACCTTGCAATCGTTAAAAATATGGTTATAATAGGTGTTGAAACATGGAGTGGTTGGGTTGATTTATCGTGGCAATTTCCTACCAATTTTAAAATAAAAATGAACAGCGATAGATTTGTGGCGATGACTAGCGAAGTCAACGCAATACTTCCAGATTTGTCAAATAATGTTTCGATGATGGGGGTTACGGAAATTTATCTGGATAAGGTTGATGATGAATTGAGAACATTGTTGAACTATTTTGATGGAAATTTAGTAATAATTGAAAGGAAATAATATGGCAAATGCAAGGAAGTACATACCCACAGTCCTAAGATGGGAGGGTGGATTCGCTAATGACCCAGTTGATAGAGGTGGCGCCACAAACAAAGGCGTTACAATAGCTTGTTTTAAGCAGATGGGGTATGATAATGACCACGATGGAGATATTGACGTAGCTGATTTGAAATTACTCACAGATGAACAGGCATTCCAAATCATGAAACGGGGTTTTTGGGATAAATGGAAAGCTGATTTAATCGTAAATCAATCGCAAGCGGAGCAGTTAGTTGATTGGGTGTGGGGCAGTGGTATCTGGGGAATCAAAATCCCTCAAAGAGTACTAGGAGTTACGGCTGATGGCATCGTGGGTCAAATCACTTTAAATGCGGTCAACAACGCAAATCAAGAAAAGCTATTCGATGACATTAAAAGCGCTCGAATTGACTTCGTTAACGCTATTGTGCGAAATAATCCGAGTCAAAAAAGGTTTATAAAAGGGTGGATTAATCGAATAAATAGTTTTAAATTTGTT